GCCAACAAAGCTAACATCAATGCATCATGAGCGTGGTCGACTGCTGATCCTCCGGCTTCAAACACTGGTCTTCCAATTGAAGTAGTTCTAACTACTATGTAAGATATCAATTGAAGGTATAGTTCTTCATCTTGCGCCGGAAAAACTATTGCTTCGTTTTCTAAGTATTGTCTTAGATTGTCAACCATATATGGTTTGATTTCTTTTTTAATTAGAAGTTTTGTATAAGGATCTCTTAAGTCAATGAGTTCAGCAAAGCTAACTCCCTTAACTCTTTCTCTCAATTTAGAAGATGGGTTTTCTACGCCATATTTATGAAGCAGTTCTACTTGAACTTCACCAAAACCTCTGTCGACATAAATATGTTTTGGCTGAAATATCTCATTTAATTCAACAATTCTATTAACACCTTTTGTTAAAGTAAATTCTGATTTTACAATTTCTTCTCTATAGCAAACTCTTGTTTTACTTCTGAATCTTTCGTCTTCATAATTCTCAGCGCATGCTTCTAATACAACAATGTTTGTTCCTGCGCCGTATTTATCCCAGTCTACGCCAATTGTATAAAAACTTCTTGCTGACTGTATTTCTGGTTCATAGCTCCAACCTGGATCCATAAATGATTTATCTACATACCTTCTTGGGTAAACGCCTTCTGCATCTTCCCCCCAGTCTGCTTCAATTTCATGTCTATATCCAGATTCAGAATATTCTTGTCTAAATTCTTCTTCTTGATCTTTATTAAAAAATGGATTGCAATATGAAGGAAACCAAAATTCTTTAAACCTAGCATTTGAGGTGCACCACTCCCAAAATCTTTCTCTTCTACCAGTTGGAGTAGATGCTCCAATCAAAACTTTATCTGGTTGATCTTCTGCGGTTTTCTGGAGCATTGCGTAAAGAGCATCAAGGTCATCGGCATGCATGTAGTCCATTTCGTCAAGAACAATAACATGTGCTTCTTGACCTCTAGCTACGTCTGATTTTCCGCCCTGACCTCATGCCTGAAGTAAAGAATCTAATTGTTGATCCGTTTGAAAATTGAATCATAAATTGAGGAGAAGTAACTTTTCTAACAATTGAATTAGATACAATTTCATTTTTTGATGCTAATCGTAAAATTTCTTGATAGATTAATTCTACTTGCGTTTTCATTGGAGCAATAACTAAGGATCTACCATCATTATGTGTATAGCTATAATGTATAAGATACAAAGCCATACTAAATGTTTTTCCAAGACGACGACCTGCTCTAAGAACCTTTCTTAAAGCTGGATCTCTTAATATTAAAGTTTGATACACTCTTGTCTCTGCACCAAGAAAGTTCTTACCCCAAACACATGTATCTTTTGCAACGTGAATTTGCCTTTGTTGCTCGGTGCTAATCCCTAAATCTAAAAGCTCTCTATCTACTTCAAATGGTTCATCCACAAGTAGAGATAGCTCGTAATTAGTTAAGGTTCTTGATGTTACCGGAGATCCATCTTTCCATGCAAGATGATTGAGCTTATTTTCAAACACCCATTCGATTCTATTAATCTGTTTAATAATTTCTGGATCTTGAGCTCGTAAAATTTCCAAGATATCTTCTCTTGAAAGTCTTTCAATAGATTCTCTAAAGTGTTTTGTTTTTTCTAATAAAGTCATAAGTTACCCAAAATGTGAAGCCATCATGCCAGCCTCTGAACCTAATGCACTTCTAGCATTTAGGCGACTGTTCTGTATTGCCATTACTCCTCTAGACCTAGATGTAGCAGCGACTTCATTATCTTTATATCCCATTCCAAATAGTGGCTTGTCCATAGAGCCTTTCATAGATTTTACAGCATCTTTAGCTAAATTGATACCACTTTTAACTACTTCTCCACCCATTTTTCCAAGATCATAAACAAGAGAAGCTGTAGCTAGAAGATTTAATCCAGGAATTGCCATTGCTGCTGTTCTAGCTCCAAGTGCCATTGCTCCAGTTTTTGTTCCAGCTACTTGAAGCGTTCCCTTTACTCCAAGGCTTTTGAACACTCCAGTTTGAAGAGCTTTCTCGTAACCTGGGCCAGCAATTCCAAGTTTTTGTACTGCTGAAGTAAAGTGCGAAACTGCTTTACTTGCACCTCTCATGGCATCATCTGTCAATCCTCCAGCGTCTATATGTCCAAGTGCTCCTCTAAAGTATCCCTGCATATACCTTGAAGCCTGAGTGGATCCAGCACTTGCCATTAAGTTACCAGTTAACCCAACTTGACCTTGACCAGAAGCTAAAGAACTACCAAGAAAGGATCCAGAAGCATACTGTCCAGTTGGCTTTAAGGTCATCTCGCTAAATGCACCTGATACTATTCCTGCATTTGCGCTTTTTGGAAGAATTTTTCCAAATTCAAAAGTTTTTCCAGCAACTGCTTTATAACCCTGGGCCATTGATGGATTATTCATCAATGCTAGTCTCTTAACTTGCTGCTGAGCTGTTGCTACTTTTCCTGCAGCCCTGCCAGAGCCTGACAATGCTTTTCTTTCTATTAGATCAGACTTTCTTCCAGCTGTTATCATGGATAGCATTCCTCTTTGGAATACACCTTCTTCTGGAATAGCTGCCGTTTTAGATCCGTATACAGCATTTCTAAAAGCTGCATTTTTTCCAAATTGGTTTCCAACAACTTTAGATGCAAACTGAAAAGGAGAATAGAATGGAGTATTTTGCGAAGCATTGAATGTGGTCAACGAGTTATATCTAGCTAATGCTCTTGGCCTCATTGTGATGTGGTTAACTCTTGAACCCTTACCTAGGGCCATTTTTCCTTTTGCTGACCCAGCTGAAGATGCTAGGCCTGCTCTTCTTGCTGAAGACCCATAATAGGCTTTAGCTGTTGGATTACTTGGAGTCATGGAACCACTAGCAAAACCCCCAAGTTTACCTGGTCCAATATTCCTTCTTCTGAATCTGCCTTCACCAAAACCTGGCGTTCTTCCCCTGTCATCCATGAATCCGCCACCCAAAAGAGTGTTTGAACCACGATTAAGAGCAAATCCAAGAGATGCAGAAATAGATGGCAAATGCTCCATCATTCTAAATGCTAATGGAACATCTCCTCCACCTAACTCATTGACTTCATCTGGATCCATTAACCCCTCCTAGAGTTATGCATTCCGAGAACCATATCCCCGTATGCATTTGTAGAAGCTGCCTGTGTTGCTGATCCTCTACTGTATGGACTTTGTTTGTAAAAATCTGAATTTCTATTTACCTGACTTCTTGTATAAGTTGATGCCCCGTATGCACCGCCGGCAATTGCACCAACTGCGCCAAGACCAAATGCAACTGCTCTTCCTCTAGCTGAACCCATTGTTCCTTTTTTGAAAAGGTTTTGCCCTCCAATTAAAGGGACTTGTTTGCCACGTATCAATGGAATATCATCTGCAAAATTTTTAGGAATATTTACATCTTTAGCAAACTCAGTATTTCTTAGCATTCCAGCTGCGCCAATTCCAGCTGCTGCACCTGCAGCCATTCCAAGTGCTCCACCAGCAATTGTTCCTGTTGCTGCAGCACCAGAGGATCCAAGAGTACCCTCTAACAAAGTTCCTGGACTAAGGCCTCTTGATCCAAGAAAGTATTTATCAGCATCTGGATCGCCAAATGCAATATCATTACCTGCATCAACCGCAGCTCCAACTGTACTTTGACCAAGCCCAATAGCACCAGCAGCTACACCTACTCCAATTAGAGCTTTTTTGGACGAACCAGCTCTTGTGGCTGATCTTCCTATGCTATTTAATAAAGACATTTTTATCCTCCGTAAAGGTGATTATTTTTATTTGGGCCCATCTTTGTATGGCCAATTTTATTTCTATCTAGATTGCCAACAACTCCAGCTGTTACCAATGGATCTCTTCTTGTACTTTGAGTCATAGCCATAGGTTGCATTTGTCTAGGTGCCCTATTGGTTGCCGGCTCTGTTGGCATATAAGCCATTGTCTCTTGAATGTTTTTTTCTTCTCTTCTATTGTTATACATATAGTAACCAACACCAGCTGCAGCTAGACCTAATCCAGCTAATCCTATTGATTTTTTATTTTTTACGAAAAAATCTGTCATTGGAGTATCAAAATCTCTATTTGCTCTTTTTGACAGATCTACTATTCTGTCTAAAGAACTTGCGTTTTTAGCTTCAAGAACTACTTTAGTGGCCTGTCTTTTTTTTGAAGAGTCATTAAATACTTGTGATAATCTTTTTAATTTAGAAAATGCGTCAGCCGTTTCAGCCTGAGCAACCTCAGATGATCTGCCTATTACTTCGTCAACTTTTGTATCACTTATAGCTGACATAACTAGCATGTTTGACGATTCGTCTACGTGTGCTATTCTCATAGCTTGATTAACTAAGTTAACATCGTTATCAACTAAATTAATGCCTGATCTTCTTGCTGCTTCAAACATTCCTTCAGCTGGAGCTCCCTCGGCATATCCGACAACTATTCCTTTATCTCTAATACTTTGAGAGATTTGATCAACTAATCCAGTTCTTTGTGAACCAGTCATGGTTTTATTAGCCTGAGTAATGCTTGCTAATTGTCTTCCAATATCTTGATCTCCAACTTTAATATTTTGTAAAGTATCTCTAAACGTTTCTGAATTGTCTAACAGGAAATTAGCTAACTGTTTAGACTTACCCTCATCTAATGATTGGTTAGCTCCCCATACTAAGTTAACTCTTGATGCAACTTTACTTTCACCTTCACCAGTTCCAGAAACAAAGCTTAGTGTAAACCTGTTTAAATCAGAACTCATAATATCTTCCATTGGATTACCTAAATTGCCAAATGCTTTTACAGATAATGTTTGATCAGATATTTTATTAGCAGCTGTATTTTCCGATACAGAGAATAAAGACATAAATGGCATCATTGTTTTACTGCCAAAATAATCACCTTGTGTAGTAACGGTTCCCATTCTAGGTGCGTCTTGCATCTTAAAGAATGACAAACCCATCTCTGTAGTAAGGTCGGCGTTAGCTGCGTAAGCTGCTGTACCCTTTGCTGCTAAGCCAATCGAATGAGTAGCTTCAGCTAAGCCAACGGAAAAAGCTCTACTCTGAACATTTAAACTAGAATATGGTAATCCAGCGCCAGCTGCATTTTTATAATAAGAATCTATTGCCTCATCTGAATAAGTTAAAGGATTTTCTATTTGATGGACTGGACCGCCAGTAAAAGCTCCTTTAATCCTTTGGCTTACACTTCTAAATGTTTGCGGCTTGCCAAATTGTTCATTAGTTAATCCTAAAGACCTGATCAAAGAATCATCGTCTCCTGCTGTTATTCCAGAAGTAATGTTTTGTGCTCTTATTGATTGGTCTATTGCAGTTGCTTGAGAAAAATTAAATCCTGTTTTAACAATAGCTTCATCTGCAAGATTTCTAGTCAATTGCATTGTTCTTCCAGCTACATTAAGAGTACTTAATGTTCCTTCACCTTCTGCTCTAGCTTGGTTTAATGTCCTAGTTATGTGAGACTTAGCTACAGCATCTTTTATGATTTCATCAGCATCAGATCCAAATGCTCTAAATGTAAAATTTTTCTTTTCTTTAGAATATGCAAGAAAACCTTCAGCATCAGATGATAATCCTAAATCAGATCCTTTTGCTGTTAAGGTCATTCCCTGTATTGCATTTTCATTAGTTGACAGATGCCTAAAGACGGCATCACTCATATGGCTAACGCTTCCAATGTCAGTTGTTGGAGTCATAGCTTGGGATCTTAAAATAATATTTCTACTATATCTTTCAAATTCTGATATTTGATCACCACGAACTTTTCCTGTTTCGTCAAATCTAAAATCCAAAGTTCCTAAAGACCTATACCTATCAGCAGAGGCTTGTAAGGCAACGTCAACGTCAGCTACGTGTGAACCTTGCTTTATGCTGTTTATTATTCTGTTTGCCTCATTACTTCCAGAAGCAGCGTCTTGTTCTATCAGTTGAAGCAGGTTAGAGTTTAAAGAAATGTTCTCCATTGATCTTGGAGCAGTTTTTCCACCTATATCTATTTGAGCTTTCATTTCTGGACTAATCATTTGATCAACTATTTTTTTTGCTCTTTCAGGATCAGATGGAAACATAGAGCGAGCTTTTTCCTGAAAGTATGAACCCATAGTTTCAGAGGTATCTATTAAATAATCTTTTTGGGTATTAACTTTTTCAAATACTTCTTTCATCAAACCCTGAGCTATATCATCTGAATTAAAAGCATCTAGGCCACGAAGTGTATCTGCCATTTTATTTAAGTCGAACAAAACATTGTGTCCAGATACGTGATCTGCATTTAACATCTCTGTAAATAAACCTTTAGAGCTTTCTACAAAGTTTATTCCACCTTCACCCATTTCTTGGGCTTGTCTACCCATTTGAGATAATGGTAGATTTACAGCATCAGACATTCTATAACTTTGACCAGATTTAGTAACTCTAGCAGCATCCATTCTTCTATTAATGAATGATTTATCAACTACATCTTCTTCGCCAACTTTATAAGCAAACTGTCTTACTTGAGAATCTGGTAGAACATCTGTTGTTTCTACGTCAAGAGTTAATACTTTTTTTCCAATTATGTCTACTGGATTTTCTGCTTGATAAGCTAACCTTTCAAGGGTTGCACTATTCATCATGTTTGACATACCAAAGTTTAACGCTTGAACACCCTGTTTATCTGACTGTACATTAAAGAACATTTTATTCAAGAGAATAGATGCAGGATGAGAATATTCATCCACCTCATACTGGAGCATGGATGAGTATAGGTTTCCTGATGGAAATTCCATTCCAGGAATTCCAACTTGCGGCAAAAGATTATCCATCTGTAAAACTCTTTGTCGAAAGAAATTCTTCATGTCTTGTTGCGACTGATATGTTAATCTACTTAAATCTATTTTTCCAGAAGATCTTTCAATATCCATATCTGCTATATTGGCAAATTTATTTCTATTCTTAGGATCGGAAAGAACTTTGAAGTACTCATCTTCAAATTCTTTATATCTTCCTATAAATTCTTCTGGACTTCCCATTATCCTATTGACAGCATCTGCTCCCATAGGTGTCGTTTGTCTAGTTACTTTTGCTCCACCAGGCATTTCGCCGGTTAGCGAACGAAGTAATTTAGCTAAAGAAGATTGACTATCTTTATTATTCGTGTCGAATAGATTCATCTCTATCCTCTAAAACTGCAACTTCTATATATTCATCGACTTCAAGAGTGCCCATTTTTTGTTTAATGAGTTTTTGTCTTTCTTTTTCTATTCCTTGAACCTTATCTAGAATATCAGATATTGTTTGAGCTGTATCTAGTTGGGTTTGACCAATCTTAGCTTTAGCTTCTCTGGTTGCTAATAATTGATTTCTTAAATCTTTTCTACGCTTATGTAATTTATCTTCTAATTCAACTGCAAGGTGCAATTCTTTCTTCATAATTGGTTGACCTGTATTAGAATCTATTCCAATAATATTTTCTTGAATAAAATGTTCTTTAGCTAGAAGTTTTGTTTTTCTAATATACTGCACTTCTTGATCTACTAAGTCTCTTACCATAGATACTTCTACTAAATTTTGTGGATTAACCTCAAGCTGCTCCATGTAATCATAAGTAAACTGAGAAACTATAGACATTTCTATAGGACAAGGATTACCCTTAGGCGCTAAGTTTTCCTTAAGAAGTGGACATGTATCTGCAAAGACACACTTTTGTGTTTCGCATGTCATTGGTATAGATGAAAACATTGAAGTTTTTGTTCTTTGCGGGCGAATAAGCTCAACTACTTTTTGCTTATCTTGATCAGACCAATTTTCTGGAAGAAATAGATCTGGCCTAAGAGATTCAAATTCTTTCATGAAATCATTTTTATTATACTTTTCTACATTAGACATTAAAATCTATCCATTCACTTGAGGCTAACCCTATATCATCAAACACTTCTGTAACAGCACTTTTACACTTTGTGCAATAGAAGTTTTTTATGTATTTAAATTCATTTTCTTGTAAGATATATTCTACAACGTTCTGCATCTTTATAGAACATCTGGGACAAAGCATTTTACGCTGATTTAAATACGTCAGATATACTTTTTTGAAGTTTGTCTACAAGTGCGATATTTTGATCTGCGCCAATAAAAACGCCAATTTCTCTCATCTCATCTGGAGTCAACACTGCTGTAGGGAGATATCTTGCACCTTTACACACTTCGCAGTAAAAGTCTTTTCCATTTGAGTGACATCCACATTTTTCTATGATTCCAAAAAATTCTAAAGCTTCTGCAATATCAAACCATTTATTTTTAAATAACTTCTTAGTTTGTTCTTTATAGGCTCTTAACTTATATTGATCAGTAGATAAAAGAGTTCCCATATCTAATGATTGTTTCATCAAATCATTTATTGTTTTATACAAAAAATTTGGAAGCTCAAAATCTCCATTGGAATTTATGTAGCTTTTCCAATCACTCATAACATTTTACATTCTTTCTTTAAGATTAATACCTTGTCATTCCAGTTCTACCACCAGAAGAACCTTCTCCTCTTCTTCCAGAATAAGCAAGGCCTGCAATTACAGCAGCTCCTGCTCCTATAGCAAGGCCTTTACCTTTGCCTTTAAGAAGACCTTTTTTACCAGCATCATCAGCTTGTTTTACAACTTGAGAAACTGGAGAATTGCCTGCTCCTGCTGGCATTGGAGCTTTGCGAGCATATTGCTTAGCGCTTCCAGGATTTGGTCTTGCTGTCACAGATCTTGTAGCGGGCCTTGTATGGGATCCGCTTCTAATTTGTGCTTGAGCATTAACTTGCCCTTTAGTAAGCAGGGATCCATATCCCGTTCCTGCTGGTTCTGCCATTTTTGCAGCTAGTACAGAACTTTTCCTAGCTTGACCTTGTGCAGCTTGTCTTGCCCTTAAATTATCACCTACGGTATATGCTGCGCCATATCCTGCTGCGCCTGGGAACATTGGCTTAGCCATTGCATTCATAGCTACTTTACCATAACCGCCGGGATTTCCTGCTGGCATTTGGACCTCCTAAAAAAAAAACTATATGTCTATAGTAATCTTTAAAATGCTACTTGTTAGTATGAGTCTTTTTAAAATACTTTTAAATTTTAATTATAAGACTAGAAATGACTCTTTGTCTTGTCTGGCCAATTTAGATAAACGGCAATGTTATCTACATCTAAGTCAGCTTTGAATTTATTTAACTTTTCACTTAATTCCTTTGCTTGTTCCAAAGTTAGTCCAGGACTTTTTGGATATTTAATATTCAATTCATTTGACATTATTATTCCTTTCTTTTTTAGGTTTGTTTAAATTTAATACAAGATCATCTTCATAATTTAAATGAAATATGGTTCCTCTTGGAGGCGGGGTGTTAATGATTATGTCAGCAACCCTATCTTCAATCATCTCTCTTCTTACCTGAGACAAACCTCTTGCCCCCTTGACAGAGTCAATTCCCTTATCAAGCATTGCGTCAATTACAGAATCGGTATATATTACTGAATAGCCTTTGGTTAAAAGTTTGTTTTTAACAACCGACATTTCTAGTTCTGCGATTCCTACAAGGTTTTCTCTAGATAGATGATTAAATACTAATATCTTATCTAGTCTATTTATAAACTCTGGTTTAAAATGTTTTCTAACTGCTTCTAAAGTATTTTTTTCAACTGTATCTTTTTTTGGTATTTCTTTTGTTTTAGAAGAAAAATCAACTCTTCCGGTAAATCCAGCTGAAGTTTTTAGTAAATCATCAGATATCTTGTCATTACCTAGATTAGTGGTCATGATTATGATTGTATTCCTAAAACTAACTGACTTACCCTTATTGTCAGTAAGCATGCCGTCATCAAAAACTCTTAGGAATGTATTCCATAAATCTTGATGAGCTTTTTCTACTTCATCTAAAAGAACAACTGTACTTGGATATTTCCTAACTAGATTAACAAGTTGACCACCTTCTTCGTGGCCTATATAACCTGGGGGAGATCCAATAAGTTTTTGGTTCTCATGCTTATGTTGAAACTCGCCACAGTCTATTCTTACTAAAGAGTTCTCTGAACCAAAGATATACTTATGCAATGTGTTTGCTAAGTGTGTCTTACCTACTCCAGATGCTCCTGCGAATAGAAATACACCAAGTGGTCTATTGGTATCATTTAATCCAACTTGAGATCTTTTCAAGGCTGAGACAATAGTCTCTATAGATTGATCTTGACCAATGATATTATCCTTCAAATGGGCTTCAAGTCCAAGGAACTTTTCTCTAGAAAGTTTTTTTGGCTTTACTTTTTGCCATTGAGTAGATTCTTTTTTAAAAGTCTTATTAAAAAAATCCTCAAGTTCTGGAGGAAGATCTGTTAGATCTGGCATATCGTTTTTAGTATTTACTTTTGGACTTTTCTTTAAAGCATTAGGTTTCTCTAAATATGCTAAGTCAATCCACTGATCTATATCAAGACCAGGATTTAGCATTATGCATCCATAATATAATGCTTCTAGACACTTTTCTGCTGCGCCTCTACTCATCATCCTGAGTGACTCAGCTACATCTGTTTTAATATTAAAAATTACAGATTCAAGAATAGCTTTACGATATTCTTTTGGTGGCTTGTTATCTATCTCGTCAAGTAATATTTTAGCTTCTTCTGGCTCTAAAACTTTATACTTAACATAAGTTCCTAGCTCAGGCACATAGATTTGATAAATATTCATTTATAGAGTCCTTGCTTGTTTTTAATAGATAGTAACAAAAATTATTATCTTATCTTAACAAAGAATTATTTTTAACTCTATATACGTATACTTATATAAGTTTGCTTATATAATATAAGATTATATGATTCACTTGCGTGACTACGACCACAGTGGTTTCCTTAGCTGCTTATATAGGAGTATATCGAGTAAATAATTGCTCTGTCAAATTTTTCTAGATATTTTCTATTTCAGGTCTGTCTTCCAAACACGGACCAGAGAAATGCCAGTACATTAAAAGATCGTCAACAGTTGTTATTCTTTTATTTAGAATAAGTAAAGCTCTTTGGAATTCAAGCTTAATGTCAATACTTCCTTTGGGTTGTTTCATTTAAATCTCCAATACGATATAATGCGATCTTAATACTATTCAAGTATACCAAATAAAGGATATAAATGCGTAAGCCACCGAGATTAGTACAACTCTATAAACTACTAGAGATGGTTGACTCTGCAATGCTTGGAAACGATTGGCAGAGTAAACAGGAATTAAGAAAAGTAAGAAAAGCAACAATTGCTGAAATAAAAGACATAGAACAAAAACTACATGACATGAATATGGTACAATAGAAACATGTCTGATGAAAAGTCACTTGAATTAGCAATTGCCCAACTTGAAAGACAGTTTGGCATTGGTGCAGTAATGAGACTCGGATCTTCCGAAGTCAAACAATGGCCATCTGTTCCAACTGGAGCAATGTCACTTGATTCCATTCTTGGTATAGATGGACTTCCACTAGGAAGAATCGTAGAGATCTATGGGCCAGAATCTTCTGGTAAATCTACTATCTCTTTATCTCTAGTTGCCCAAGCCCAAAAGATGGGACTCAAGTGTGCTTATATAGATGCAGAGCATGCTTTAGATCCAGCATACATGGATGCACTAGGAATAAACTTAGATGATCTTCTACTAGCTCAACCAGATTATGGCGAGCAAGCATTAGAAATTGTAGATAGGTTAATTCGCACCGGAGAGATAGGCGTTGTCGTAGTTGACTCAGTTGCCTCATTAGTTCCTAAAGCAGAGCTAGAAGGCGATATGGAGGCCAATCAGATGGGTCTACAGGCACGAATGATGTCAAAAGGTTTGCGCAAGTTAGTTGGTCTAGCTAATGAGCATAAGACTCTGATTATTTTCATTAATCAATTGAGAAGTAAAATTGGAGTTATGTTTGGTAACCCAGAGACTACACCTGGTGGGATGGCACTTAAGTATGCAGCATCAGTTCGAATTGATCTTCGCAAGAAAGAAGACTTAAAAGATAAGTCCGGAAACTCAATTGGGATTAAAGTCAAAGCCAAAATTATTAAGAATAAAATGGCTCCACCAATGAAGATTACTGAATTTGATATTTACTATGGAAAAGGCGTAGATAACTTTGGATGCCTTTTGGATTTAGGAATGCAATCCGGGCTATTTACACAACGTGGTGCTTGGGT